AAATTAGTAACCCTAAAGTACAAGAGCTTTTTAAAATAGTAAAAGCATTCCCTGGATTAAAAATAAATGATCCAATAGCATTAGATCCTAATAAGAAAAATAGCCCTAAAATAACAAGGAGTTTAAAAACCAATAGAGAGTTTATAGCACACTTAGAAAAAGGATTAGGTATTGAAATAGAAGATGTTAATGAATTCATTAAATGGAATGGTCTTTCTATAAGTTTTGGAGAAGGTTCAAGAGGAGGTAGAGGAGCAAATAGTAAAGGATTAAAATTTGAAGAAGAAATTGCTCAAGATTTAAATAAATTCAAAGATGGCATAGAAGATTATATACATTCAGAATTAACTAAATCTATTATAGAAGAATTTTCTTTAACCTCTACTAACTTTAATGTTAAAAATGAAGGCGGCGAGAATAAAAGAAGACCTTTAACATTTACAGAGAAAGGTCCAATAGTAGGATTCACAGGAGAGAATATAGCTGCTACGTTAACAGATTTAACTATAATTAAAGGGGCAGAGAAAATATACCTTTCTTTAAAGTACGGTGGAACTCTAACATTTTTTAATGCAGGTGTAGCAGTCAGTGTTTTCCCAAAAGATGATTTTCTAGACGGAAAAATAGATACACCTGATGGAGTAGCACTACTGGAGACCTTTGGAATTGATAATGAATTATTCTGTAGAGTTTTCAACGAATATAGAGAAGATAAGACAGGTACCAACTTTACAGAATACCACAAAGCCACCAATGATTACGATAAAGAAAAACTATTTAATTTAGTTGAAAGCGGTATAGGTACAGGGTACTTTATGCTAAAAGGAGGTAAGAAGACTGAATTTTTCTTCGTTGGTGATGAATATAATAAACAAGCATCGGAACCTATATCTGGTATAGAGATACAATACGGCGGTAAAACAGGTACTGGTAAAAGAATAGACATTGTTTTTGAATCTGAAAAGTATAGGTTTAAAATCAATATCAGAAACAAACAAGGCAAATTGTACCCATCACATATAATGTGTGATTACAAAGCAAAGTAGTTATGGCAAAAGATATTAAAAAGATAATAGCACAAGAGTACATCAAGTGTGCTAAAGATCCAGCATACTTCATGAGGAAGTACTGTTATATACAGCATCCTACAAGAGGTCGTATACTGTTTAATTTATATCCATTTCAGGATAAAGTATTACATTTATTTAGAGATCATCAATATTTAATTACTCTTAAGTCAAGACAGTTAGGTATATCTACTTTAGCTGCAGGTTACTCTCTGTGGCTTATGTTATTTCATAAAGATAAGAACGTACTTGCTTTAGCAACAACTCAAGCTACTGCGAGAAACTTAGTATCTAAAACTATGTTTATGTATGACCAACTACCTAAGTGGTTGAGATTACCTGCAGTAGAAAAAAATAAACTATCTTTAAGGTTAAAAAATGGGTCTAAAATTACAGCAAAATCTTCTAACGCCGACGCTGCAAGGTCAGAGGCAGTATCACTACTTCTTATCGATGAGGCAGCCTTTATTGATAACATTCAAGAAACGTTTACAGCAGCACAACAAACATTAGCAACAGGTGGGCAATGTATGGCTTTATCAACCCCCAACGGTATAGGTAACTGGTTTCACCAAACTTGGGATAAAGCAGAATCAGGTGAAAATAGTTTTCTACCTATTAAGTTACCCTGGACAGTACATCCTGAAAGAAACCAGGAATGGAGAGATCAACAAGATCAAGATTTAGGACCTCGAATGGCAGGACAAGAGTGTGATTGTGATTTTTTAGCATCCGGTGACACAGTATTCGAACCAGATGATATGATGTTCTACGAACAGACATATTTAAAAGAACCTTTAGAAAAAAGAGGAGTAGATACTAATTTATGGATTTGGGAAGGTGTAGATTATACTAAATCATATATGGTAGTAGCAGATGTTGCTAGAGGAGACTCAGCAGATTATTCTGCATTTCATATATTTGATATTGAGACTTGTACTCAAGTAGGAGAATACAAAGGTAAGTTATCTCCTAAAGATTACGGTAATGTACTAGTAGGAATAGCAACAGAATATAATCAAGCATTATTAGTAGTTGAAAATGCAAATATAGGATGGGCTACTATCGAACAGATAATGGAAAGACAGTATAGCAACCTGTACTATAGTTCAACCTCTCAAATGGAAACAGTAGAGTCTTATATGACTAAGTATGAGAGAGATAAATTAGTACCTGGTTTTACTATGTCGGTTAGAACAAGACCTTTAGTAATTGCTAAAATGATAGAGTATATAAGAGAAAGAGGAGTAACTATACAATCCAAAAGACTTATCGGTGAAATGAGAGTATTTGTTTGGAAAAATGGAAAACCTCAAGCACAAATTAACTACAATGATGATTTACTAATATCCTGCGCTACAGCATTATATGTAAGAGATACAGCACTAAGACTCAGACAACAAGGAATGGACTTAGCTAGAGCTCAACTATCCTCATTTCAGAACTTAAACGCTCAAAACAAAGGAATCATGAGATCAGTTGGTTCCCAACAAAATAATCCTTATCTTATAGATTATGGCACCGGTGAACCAGAAGATATATCTTGGTTATTATAAAGGAGCTATTTATAATATATACTGAATTAAAATATTCATTGAATGGCAGATAAATCACTATTTCCAAGACTACAGAGACTCTTCTCTTCAGATGTCATAATTAGAAATGTTGGCGGTACCGATTTAAAGGTAGCTGATATTAATAAAATACAAACCACAGGAAACTTTGAAACTAACTCTTTAGTTGATAGGTTCTCTAGATTGCACATATATAATAATAAAAATTTATTTAACCCCAACCTTAACTACCAATCACTACGTATTCAACTATACTCTGACTATGAAGCAATGGATACTGATCCAATCATAGCATCAGCTTTAGATATACTAGCAGACGAAGCAACTCTTAAGAACGATATGGGAGAAGTACTTTCAGTTAAATCTTCAGACGAGAATTTACAAAGAGTACTTTATAATTTATTTTACGATGTATTAAATATAGAGTTTAATTTATGGTCTTGGGTAAGAGGAATGTGTAAACATGGAGATTACTTCTTAAAGTTAGAAATAGCAGAAAAGTTTGGTGTATATAACGTACTACCTTATACTGTATATAATATGAGTAGACATGAAGGAGCTAATCCTGAAAAACCTGCTGAAGTACAGTTTACTATAGACCCTGATGGTTTAGCATCATCACAAGATCCTACATACATACCTAAAAGAGATTCAAAAGCTGTAGTATTAGACAATTACGAAGTAGCACATTTTAGGTTAATATCGGATCATGCATACTTACCTTACGGTAGATCCTTTATTGAACCAGCTAGAAAGATATTTAAACAGCTCACTCTTATGGAAGATGCGATGTTGATACACCGTATAATGAGAGCACCAGAGAAAAGAACATTCTTTGTAAATGTAGGTTCAATACCACCAGCAGAAGTTGATCAGTTCATGCAGAAAACGATTAACACAATGAAAAAGACTCCTTATGTTGATCCTAAAACAGGACAGTACAACTTAAAGTTTAATATGCAAAATATGATGGAGGATTTCTACGTACCTGTAAGAGGGGGAGATGCTTCTACTAGGATTGAAACGACTAAAGGTTTAGATTACGACGGAACTAACGATATACAGTATTTACAGTCTAAAATGTTTGCTGCGTTAAAGATACCTAAAGCATACTTCGGGTATGAAGGGGATTTAAGCGGAAAAGCTACATTAGCAGCAGAAGATATAAGATTTGCTAGGACTGTTGAGAGAATACAGAAGATAGTAGAATCAGAGTTAACTAAAATAGCACTTGTACATTTATATACACAAGGATTTACAGGAGAAAGTCTAACTAACTTTGAGTTGAAGTTAACTAACCCATCTGTAGTATACGAACAAGAAAAAGTAGCACTACTTAAAGAGAAAATAGATTTAGCAAATCAAATGAAGGACTCTAAAATGTTCTCCACAGATTACATTTATGATCATATCTTTAATTTATCTGAAGATCAGTATAATGAAATGAGAGACTTGGTTAGAGAAGATGCTAAAAGAGCATTTAGAATAGCTCAAGTCGAAGCAGAGGGCAATGACCCAGCTAAATCAGGTAGATCTTACGGTACACCACACGACTTAGCATCTATGTACGGAAGAAGAGCTACTTCTACTGAAAAAGGAGGAGGACCAGGATCTGTACCACCAGGATATAACGAAATTGGACCAGAAGGCGGGAGACCGAAAGAAAAAGCATCAATTTACGGAACTAATGCAGACCCTATGGGTGGAAGAGATAGATTAGGAGTTCACGGCATGCATGGAGGCTTTGATTCTGATAATGAAAATGTAGCAGAAACCAACACAACAAAAGCTCAGACTATGTACCATCAAATGAAAGATTCTTTTGTAGATAAGAAGAAAATGATATTTGAAGACAATAAAGAAACACCTTCTAAGCTATTAGATGAAAATCAACTTAAAGATTTAGAGGACTAACCCATATTTATATATAGTAACCGTATATTATGAAGATAAAACATTCAAAGTTTAAAAATACTGGTTTAATCTACGAACTGTTAGTTAAACAAATAGCTGTTGATACATTGTCAAAGAATGAATCATCCGCAGTAGGTATATTAAAAAAGTACTTCGGCGGGAATACTGTGATAGCAAAAGAACTTAAACTATATGAGTATATACTTAAGAACAACAGCTTATCAGAAGCAAGAGCTGAGACAGTTGTTTCTACTATAACAGAGATTTCGAGGAAGCTAAATCAAAAAGCCCTTAGAGATTTAAAGTATAAACTAATTGCTGAAATCAAAGATAAGTATAATATTGAAGATTTCTTTGCGATTCAAGTAAGAGACTACAAACCATTAGCTGCTCTATACTGTTTATTAGAAGCACAGAATAATGACACACTGGTAAATCCAGAGTTTTTAGTTAATAATAAACTTACAATATTAGAGCATTTAACTTCTTCAGAAGTAAGTAAAGAGTCTGTGAAAGACACATTAATTGAAGAATACTCTAAATACGATAAAGACTTAAGATTATTAACATATAAAATATTACTAGAGAAATTTAACTCTAACTACAAAGATCTTTTACCTGAACAGAAAAACATACTTAAAGAATTTATAACTTCAGTAAATTCTAAAACAAGACTAAGAACATTAGTTAACGAAGAAGTTGAAAAGATAAGAAAGGAAATAAATGACTTGTCAAGTAAGATTAAAAACGAAGTAATAAAAATAAAATTAGAGGAAGTAATTAAAGGAATATCAACTTTAAAGAAAACTGATAAAATAAACGATAACCATCTTATTAATTTAATGCAATACTACGACTTAGTAAGTGAAATGCGTAAACTATGAAACGTAGCAAGCTAGTTAAAGCAGTAAGAGAGGTGATTGAAGAACTAAGCACGACAGCTGGAGTAGGTGGCTATCAAACTCCATTTGCTTTTAACAAGAGTAATGGAAAGAACAGAGCAACTAAACAAGCCGAAAGACTTGGTTATAAAACTGTGAAACAAAAAAAAAGACCTTATAACACTAAAATGTTTGATTATCTAGATGAAAACGTTAACTGAAAAATACAGAGGAGTACTAAACGAAACTTTTAACAAAGGTCAATTCGTTAGAGATGCTCGTATGGCATTGCCAAATTTAATATCTCAATTCAATGGATTTGAAGATACCGTACAGATCCTGAAACAAAAAGGAATGATCTTTGAAGCTCCAAAAGAAAAAGCAAAAGAAGTACATAACCTTTCTGATGAAGCGATAAGAAGAGGTATTGATTATGAACTTGAAGCTATGGGATTAATGTCTCAAGACAAAATATCTGACGAAGACCAAAGTAAAGCTAAAGATAAAGCCGTAAAGAACTTAGAGAAAGATTCTCTACACTACTTAAATTTAATTTCTGGAGAATCTACCAAGGTAGACAAGCACGACAAACCAGTCGAAGTAAAAAAAGGAAATGAAGTAGATACTTTTAACGGTATGAAAAAAGCTGATTTAAAAGAAAACTATACCAAAGAAAAGTTACTGAGAAAATTAGGTGATGCTGACGATGCAATAATTCAAACCGGTGATGGTAGAGAGTTAATAATATATAACCCAAATTCTAATAACGACGATAATGCTGCAATGTGGCATGACGATACTGTATTTGCTGTTGACCAAGATGGACAAGAAGAAGAAATAGATTACAGAGATATAGGATTAGTAATGGTAGAGGACTTAGCGGAAGCAGATGCTATACCTACTGAACCAGGTGTACCAGGAGAAAGAGCTTCTAACCATGA